ATGAAAGGGAAAATGATGAAGTCAGGATTTGTTGTGTTTTCACAGGACGGATATTCATGGTGCGAGGATGCCAAGATGCTACTGCGTGTGTCTGAGCATGCCTTCGAGGAAATCAATCTCTCGGAAGTGTCTCAGGAAGAGAAAAATGCTTTTCTGGATCAATTCCCAACACACCAGCGAACGGTGCCGAAGGTCTATTTCAACGGCGTGCTGATTGGCGACAATTTTGACCTGCAGCGTTTCCTCGACAATCCTCTCACCACCATCCTGATGCGAGAGCTGACGCCTGATCCGATCCTGATCAAGCGTCTGTCACCGACCGCCATCGTCCCGACGCGTGGCAGCACCGAAGCTATTGGCCTAGACGTCTATGCTGATCTTGGCATCGGAGAAAGCATCTGGATCACGCCGAACGAAATCCGCCAGATTCCGACCGGCTGGGCGATGACAGCGCCACGCGGACACTACCTGCGCGCCGCGCCGCGCTCTGGGCTGGCGATCAAGCACGGCATCGACATTCTTGCCGGTGTCATCGACCGTGACTATACAGGCGAAGTGACGATGATTCTGACCAACCATGGGCATGAATCCTTGCTGATCAAGCACGGTGAGCGCGTCGGGCAGGTGATCGCCGAGAAGGCGGCATTGGTTCCAGTTCTGGAAGTTGGAGAACTGAACATCACAGGGAGAGGCAGCAATGGATACGGCTCAACCGGAAGATAAGGCAATCGCAACCATCGCCTTGGCCATGGTCACTGCTATGGAGGAAATGCGAAAGTCACGTGCGGCTTTCGAACGCGCCGCCGAGTGCATGACCAGGGTGGCTGAGGCGATGCTGACGGTGACTGAACGGAGCTGGGCAGCTCAACATGACCACCACAGACACAGCGCATCGGTGAAGGCTGCTGTGTCTGATCCCGCTGCGGCTGGTCCCCAATTCAAGCTACCAACAAACCCAAAGAATTTGGGTTTCTGGGAGCCTGGATTAAAAGGTGTGAACGACGAGTGATGTCCACAAAAAAGGTAGGCCGGCTTTCGCCGGCCTATTTTTTTAAGACGATGGTGATCTTGAAATCTGCCGTCTCGAATGTTACGCCTTCTGGGTCTTTCTTCGCTGGCAGCGGGGCATGATTATTGTTTCCGTTAGCCTGTTGCTTCAAACCAAATGCGATGTATTCCTTGGTAGAGTTGAGGAAGAACGCCAGCGCAGCGATGTCGCTGAGCGATGGTGTGGCGTCTCCATTTTCCCACTGCGCTATGGCGGGGCGAGACTTGTCGAGCAATTTAGCTAGCGTCGCTTGAGTGTAGTTTTTGTCTGCGCGCAAATCCCGGATGCGGTTTCCTACAGCAGCCTTGTCTGCTTGAAAAGGGTGCGGTGGTTTATGTGTCCCCGGATGAGAGTTCATTCCTTCTGCTCCAAGCTATCTCCTGGTCTTCTCCCAGGTGACCTAGACAAGGACCAATTCCCTGCCGACGTCTATAACCTGTCACGGAAACATTTGGTTGACAACCGTTTTTTACAGCACGTCGGTGATCTGGACAGGAATCCGGGCGTAAATTGACATGCGACACCGTGTCATATTGACGTAGAATATCCTGCGAAATCATATACATAGAAAAAGCGCCGAACATGGGATTAACCATGATCGACGCTCGCTTGTTTTCTAGTGTGGATAGCTCTTTTTACCGCTTGTGCTGAGCGTTAAAAGATGCAACTCCCTGCTCATTGATCGTCAGGACCAGGTCTACAGCAGCCAATTTGCCAGCGCAATCGTCACGGGAACCGCGCAGATTGACAATGTAATTGGCGACGTCTCGTTGAGTATATTTTCCTGACGGATTTTTTGGAGCCGGCAGGCAATGTCGGAGGCTGGCGGGGACGTCAGCTGCCCTTAGCTGGAGCTGTGGCACCACGGTGGAGGCTGTGGAGCTGCATCCCGCCAACAGTGGCAGGAGTAATGTCAGGGCCAAAAGCGGCGCGGAGCGCCGGAGATACGGAACCATCTGCTGCATGATTGATATTCCCGAGTAGGATCGCGTTCTTCGCGGCGCGATCATTGGCGTCGTTGATCGATTGCTCCAAAACAGTCTGGGCTTTCTTGGCGAGACCGATCTCCAGGTTGAGGTTTTCGATGGACGAATTCAGCGAGGCCGTCTCCACCGTCAAGGACGCGATCTTGGCATCCTTGCCGGCGAGGTCAATCTGGCTGTGAAGGTGCTCTACGTAAAGCACCCCAGTGAGAATCCCAAGAGCCACCGTCGCGAAGGTCAGGAAGCTCTTGAGAGGATCAGTCAGGAATCCTAGCAGAAACGCAGGCATTTTGGTATCCTTTTCTTATGGGATTGTGGTCGGGACTTCGAACAGCTGCTGAGACCCTGCGGTGTAGGCGGTAGGGGTGTTGAGCATGCATGCAAGGAAGTAGGTTAGGCCATCGTCGGAGTAGAACAACTCGAACGATGTTGGCGTTTGGTTGAAATATGGGGAGTCAGTGCGCGCCGTGATAGCGATCTCTTCAACTGTCACTGCGCTGGAAAAATACGCCTCGAACCACGGGCTGTAGTCGTAAGAGCCAGAAACCCACCATGTGGTCGTGTCGGCGTCGACAGCTTTGTCTGGTGAATAGGCACCACTATATTCACTGCTGGCGCTCACCGACGTCGTTGTCTGATTGGCACCGCCAGAGGTTGCACGGAAACCGATCTCCGCCGCCGATGCGGTGGCAAAAGCGTTAGGAACGCCTTGGAGATTTTTCAGCCGCCAATATTTGTGCGGCCCGAGCGAAAAGCTGCCACCACCACCACCACCAGCGGATGCTATCCACTTACCAGAGACGTTGTTCCACGTCAGCACGTAACCATCGATGCCGCTGCCCTCGGTGACGTTGACATCAGCCATGGCAGACAATGCAGATGGCGGCGTGCCAATCGTCACCGCCAACTCGTGCCACGAATACGGAACGGCTGTGGTGCCAGACTGACTCGTTACCTCATAATAATAACCCGGCGGGATCAGAGCATAGAGTGTGTTGGCCCAGGTGGACGAGCAGCTGTTTTGGGCGACCGTGATGGGGCTCGCCAGCGCGCTGGAAAGCGAAGCCTGCACGATCAACCCGTTCACAGAATGTGGGATGCTGACAAGCAGATAGCCACCAGTTGTATTCTGGTAGATCGTTGCGAGCGACTTCGAGACAGTGGTGTCAGCCGGCGCGCTAACACCGGGGAGCAGTGTCTCGGTCCATGCATTCAGAGTGTTGCCGGTGTCGACCGTTACCTCGTAATGCCAGCCAGGAGGCACGATAAAGGAACCGTTGGCATAATAGCCACTGGCTGCGCTCTCAATGGCGACAGCCGTGCCGCTCGTCGGTGTCGATCCGGGCGTCGTCCAGCAGGAAAGAGTGCCAGCGGCGCTCTTGTAGACGTTCGCGTTGACGAACAGTGGATAAGGGCTGGTGTTCTGATACACCGTCCCGATAGCGCGGGAGCCGGTGACGTCATTGATCTGAGGATCGAACGGCACCTGAACGATGGTCTCGACCCAATTCGAAAGTGTTCCGCCACCTTGTGTCGCCTTGTAATAAAGCCCAGGAGGGACAAGCATGAAGATGGTGCGGATGCCTGCGCCGGTCTCGCCACCGGTGTCTCTGGCAGCGATGATGGTGGTTGAAAAGCCAGACGTCAGAGAGATGTCGCCTTCGAGGGTGTCTGCCCCAGCACCGGTGCCGGAGATCGTAACCGCCAGCACCGCGTCTGTTGTGTTCTGATAGACGGTGCCAAAGGCGCGCGCGCCAGTGACGTCTGAGACAACTCCGCGCGGAGACTCCACCGCGATGCCGGCGCTTACGCTCGACGCAACCCACTTGCTGGTGGCATTATCCCATTTGAGATAAAGGCCGTCGATGCCGCTGCCCTCGGTGACGCCAACGTCAGTCAAAGCAGCAAGCGTAGTCGCACCAATGGTGCTCGGGTTTACTGCCTCCCATTTCGAAGCGCCGTTGTTGTAAGCCAGAAGCCAATTGTTGATGCCGCTGCCCTCTGTGACGCTGACGTCAGTCAAAGCAGCAAGCGTAGTTACGCCAATGGCGCTCGGGCTCACAGCCTCCCACTTGGAAGCACCATTGTTGTAAGCTAGCAACCAATTATTGATGCCGCTGCCCTCTGTGACGCTGACGTCTGTAAGCGCTGCGAGCGTTGTTGGTATCGTGGGTTTGCCGGACAGGTCGGAGTAAGCGCCACTGGTCGCCACGGTAGCGAGCGCCAGTGCTTCCCACTTCGTTGCGCCATTGTTCCAATATAACACATGCCCGTCGATGCCGCTGCCTTCCGTGACGCTCACGTCGGCAAGAGTGGACAACTGAACTCCGGCGGTAGCCAACCATGTAGAGAGATCGGCATATTCTAGCGCCGTCTCCAGCGAGTTGACGATCAGAATCTTGCCGGCGGCTCCGACCAGCGTGCCTGGTCCATCGGTCATGTTCTCAAACTTGAACTTGATCGCAGTGCTTGATGGAGCCCACGCCGCGCCATTCCACACAAGCGCATCATTGGTGGCAAGGCTGGGAGAATAGGTGACGTCGCCAACTTGATTCAGCGCCGACACGACGGCGAGACTCGACGGAGAAACGAATTCCACCTTGTTGGTGGTGGTGCTCCAGGTTGCGATCTTGCCGTTTCCAAACGACGTGGCGTCTACGTCTGTCAGCGCAGCAAAGGTCGTCGTTGGCGCAGTGAGTGCAACTGCTTCCCACTTTGATACACCATTGTTCCATTTTAGCACATAACCATCAATGCCGCTGCCCTCGGTTACCGAAACGTCGGTGAGGGCATGCAACGTGGTCGTCGGCGTGGAAGGCGGAAGATTGACCCACTTGTGAGTGCTATTGTCATATGTGAGGATGTCGCCATTCGCAGGCGATGCCGCATTGACGTCAGCCAGATCGGTGAGGTTCGTCGGCGTGCCGGCAGCGACCGCAGACCACCCGCCAGAAGTCGTGTAGACGTAGAACGAAGAAGTGCCGACGTCATAAATGCGATACTGTTCTGGCACCGTGATAAACTGCCAGCCGTTGTAGCTGAACGCCAGTTTATTGGCGTAGCCTGCCCACGCGCCTGTTGGCGACGTGCCAATGATGTAAGTGTCACCATCTGACGGAGAGCTGGGGGGCGCGTTTTGAATCGCAATGGCGGTCCCGGAGAATAGCGCATCGAACGCCAGAATGGCTTCGTTGAACACCTGCTCTTTTTGAGCCATGCTCGTGGCCATCATCAAGATGCCAAGGCGCGGAGTAACCGTGAGGGTCATCGTCGATTCCTTTACAGGGCGATTTGTGTTGCGAAGCCACGCCCGATGACGGCTCCGATTTGATAGAGGTTAAGAAAGACACCAGCTCCAGAAATGCCTGTGTCAGAAACTTGCGCCGACGCTGCATACGCCCACGTGCGCACCGCACCAAGATCGTAGGTAGCGTGAATAACAGGAGAGCCCGCGACAATCGTGAAGACGTCGATGGAATACGATTCCACCGATTGATCTAGGGTGATATCTTGCCCGTCGACCCATGCGCCATTCAATCGATTGCGCGGTTGCCAGTTCACCGTGAAGTTGTTGGACTCGTCCATGTAGACATCCGTCACCGCCGGTGCGTATGGTCTTAGGGCGTTTCCGGTATTAGCGAACTGAAACTCAGTTGTGGTGTCAAGCGTGGCACCGGACGTGATGGCACAGTAGGTAGCTGACTTCCCGAGGGTCGACGCCGTCACGTTGACAATCTCGGAAGAATCAGCCGACAGCCACACAAAATTTTCCCCTGCCTTGTGGTTTGCGATCTGGGTTTCCGTCCCACGTAGCCCACGCATCCATTTCGTCAGGAGCCAATTTCCGTTGCTCAAGTTCTCCGCGCTCGCGAAAGCACAGATTTCACCACCGATGACGACGGTGTTCAACGCCTGCGTCATCATGTCCGTTTGGTTCGCATTTGAAAGAACCCAAGAAGGGTCAAACAAATAGACGATCACTTCGGACTTATAATCCCAAGTTCCCGGCTTCACCGTCGTGTCCAACGATTGAGTAGCAAAGCCGCACGGAACACGTGTTCCACCGTTGGCTATGCTAAACCATGAGGGACCTGACGAAGTCGGCGATGCCGACGCGCCGTAGGCGCTTGCCAGACCTGGGTTATTGAGGTCGACTAGAAGTCCTCCGGACCTCCAGCCAGCCGCAACTCCTGTAATTACCGTGAAGAACTGCGGTCCATCAGGTATAAGGTCACTCGGTATCGGAATGTCAAGGCAATAGCCTATCGTTCGCGAGCTTTGAGTGAGCACCGGAGGGGTTGATCCACCATCTCCACCAGAACCGCCGACGCTGCCGGTGATCGCAGCAAGATCACCGATAGTGTAATCGGCGTCGTGGAAGTCTGCCTCGATGATTCCGTTCGCGCCAATGGTGGTGCCGTAGCATCGCCATGCGTCATGCGCTCCATAGAAGTCAGGGTTCGGACGCAACACAACGTCGCCGGGCTCCAGGATAATATATTTTCTTGGGAGCTTCACCTTATAGGTGTTGCGCATCATGAAGCGCTGCACCATCGCCGCTTCGATCTGTGTCTTCGCCACGTCGCGCCCGACCGCGATGGACAGATCGATGTCCTCTACCATCAGCGAATTACCAGTCCAGCGCTCTGCCCAAACAGTGTTGATACAGAAATTTCTCGCCTGCTCCTGATAACGGAAGTTCAATCGGCGCGGCATGTCCAATTCTGATCCGCGAACCATTTGGACCGAATAGGGAATGTCCTCACTGTCAACGTGCGTTGCAAAGTCTGCCGTGTCCATGATCATCACAGCGCGGCGATTGAACATCTGAAACTTGATCTTGTTGCCGGTCTCGCAACCATCAAATTGGAAGATTTTTTGAAGGTCCTGCAGCAACGAGCGCGTCGACGTGACCTGGCTGACGGCATACCCGTCTACCATCAATGAACCTGGGATGGCGGTGGAGACATCGAATTCATCAGGAGTCAGCGCGGACTCCTGTAGAATGTCGTTCAAGATCGTGATCAGCTGGACCTGGTTTGCTGTAGCCGCAGAAATATACGTCTGTGCCCGCGTTCCAACGGAGATAGGGTTTCCGGCCCCATCAACAAAGCCCAATGCCGCTAGTGCGCTGGTGGTGGTGCCAAACTGCCCTGGGTTCTCCGCAAGATATAGCAGCCATGCGTTCATGGTGGCTGCGCTGGAAGCTGGTCCAGTCTGCGAATAGGTGACGGTGCCGTCGATCATCACTTCGGCGGACACCTGCGGAACCATGTTGCCAAAGTCTGCGAGCTGCAGGTTGTTGATGACGACGTAAGCCAATCCGCGATAACCGCTCACATAGCTTGCGCCAATCGCCGCCTCTATGGTTGGGTCAGGGTATTGCAGCTCGTCACCAACATACTGCACGATGCTGTCGTAGCGAATGACGGTAGGGATGAAGTTCTGGTTCCACTGCACCGGGTCATACATCTGCAGAACGAGACTGTAGACTGTGGCAAAATTTAGGTTGTCGGTCTGCGGATAGCCAGTGATCGGGTGGCTCATGATGTATGAGGTCGCCGGGTTAACGTTCCAAATCGTGTTTGACGCCGTCGCCTCATAATTGTTGAAGGCGAACATATAAGCGCTGACGCACGCCTGTTCGGGCGGAACGCCAAGATCGAGCAAGCGCGAGGCTTCCGACTGGTAGGCGTCATCAAACTTGGTCTGCTCGAATCCGACTTGGTTCGGGTTGATCCACAGAAGTTTAGCGCCAGCCCATATGCGATTGAACTGCACGATAGGACCACGGCAGAAGCCGAGCGCGTAGTTCACAGAATAGGTGTAGCTGATCGTGTAGCTATAAGAGCTGCCTCCCTTACCACCACCCTTGCCGCCAGGGACTTGCTGTGCAGCGATATGCTGTGTCTCGATCAACAGTGATGACCAGATCACCTGGCCATTGAGTTTCATGAGGCCCCAGGCGCGCGCTATCTCATTGCCTGGTGAGACTGTTGGCACGTTCATGTCGCTGACGCGCGGGCCGAAGGTATAGGTATCCTTCTGCTTCGGCTTGAACAGCGAAGACAGCATCTGAGCGCCGACGCCAACAACCAGTGAGATTACGCCTGTAGCCATTTTACTTCACGACCCCTTCCAGGTTTTCTGTGTTGGGGTAGTTGTGCGTGCTGACATAATGCTTCGCCCAAAAGTCAACCAAGCGCGTCTCAGTGACGTAGCCAACCTTCTGGAAGGCGTGAATGATGGACAACTGCCCAAACAGTTCTCCGATCATGGCGAAATGCTGTGGCTGTCCCGGCGCGGCTATCCAGGACAGGATGATGTCGCCAGGCATGAGTTTACTCACACCCTGGCGCGCCGGCTTAACCAGAGCAGCGTTGACGCCGTTGACCAGCAAATCGGAGTGTGGTGCCGGCGTGTAATCGTTGCGCATTTGGTAATCGTAACCGACGTCCTTTGCGACGGCCCAAATGAGCCCGAGACAATCGAGCCCGTGCACCTTCGTTCGCCCTTGATGAACGAACGGAACGCCGATGTATGAACGCGCCGCCGCAACAATATCCGCGCGCTTGATGCTGGTAGGAATCGTGGTCATCCTTTTTTACCTCCGCCGGAGGGTGCGGTAAAGTTTACCGGCTGCGACGTGGAGAAATCAGGCGTCGTGAGAATTCGATCTTCGGTCGGCATATCAGGGTAGCCGCGATGGTTCAGCACGTTGTTAAATTTCGACTGGCATTCGGTGCGCACGTGGTTACAACCAACCATGATGCGGTATGTGTCACCGAGGCCAATTGGATTTGGCATTACTTCCAGCAACGTGATGACGCAAGGCAATCCGGATTGGGTTGCTGTTTGCTGGCGCACTTCTGTGATCTTTCCGGCGTTCTCGCCTGTGAGCCACTGCAGTGTGCCATATTGATACCAGGTTGCCTCTTCGGTCCTGTTGACATCCTCGAACTGCGTTCTGCTGATTTGACCTGTGCAGGAGCCGGTCTGGATATATGCTGGGAAGCCCTGCCATTGGACATTGCCATCCCAAAAGATCGTGTTGTTCGTGGGCCATGACGGCTCCGTATTTCCAGACGCACCGCCGTATACCGTTACCTGCGCGACGTAAGGCGTGCCGGGAGTCGTATTGAACAGTTCTTGGTTGGCGACTGCGGCTTCGAACGCCGCCGCGAATGCCGGGCCATAGGTCTGGCCCCAGCCGTTAAACGGGTTTATTCCGGTGCCGACGAATGGATCAGCGCCAAGACCGCCAAACGAAACACCTTCCGGGAACGTCAGGACAGTGGACGTAGTGCCACCAACGCATTGATACCACCAGCCGTTAGAGACGGTTGGCTGCACCGCGCCGCCAATACGCGCGTCGCCTGGCACCTGCGACACGTAGGTCGTGCTTGGCTGCCAGACTGGAGCCGGGAGCGGAACGCCACAACGTGTGTCACCCAAATGGGCATCACATTCAAGGTTGTATTGTCGACCAAACGGAAGCTGCAACAGATCGAGCAGAGAGCGAAATTCAGCAGTCCACGAGCCATTGATAAGGGTGACCTCACCCATGTGGCCTTTCTGGATTGGGACAGTGCCGAGATTGAGATTGGTTGGATCACACCAGAACGATTGGATGATGGCGTAGTCGAACAAGCCTGTGCGGACGTCTTGCTCTTCGATCTCGCCACCAAATATGATCTTCGACGTGGCGTTGTTTGACGAGAAGTCGTTTTTCGAAACCGTCGCCTCGGCGAACATTCCGTTGATCGGATAGAAGATCACCTGGGCAGGCTCAGGGCCGATTGGCATCTGTTCGAACGACGAATTCTTATCCTTCCACCAGACGCCGAGTGCATCCTGCATCCAAACGACGCCATGGAGATCGATCTGAAGAAGGGAGCCGGTCGTCGTCCCATAAGCCTGGATGCCGTTCTTCATTATTTTATAAGTCGCAGGCGCAGTGACAAGCGATCCTACATACCAATTATTGCTGTTAGCATCAGTCAATGCGCCGACGCCGAACGTAGCGGTAGAGGCCTCAGCCGACACGCCAAACTGCGTGTTAGCTGGAGTCGGATCAGGTAGCATGAACTGCTGGTCGTGCTGCGTGAATCCAAATACCTGCCCATCCTGGCGCAGGATCACCCAGCACATGACGATGTTCGCCGCGCGGTTTTTCAGGATGTTGAAGAGTTCGCTGTTGATGCCACGCATTACAAATTCCCTGGGCGAACTTCGATCAGCTTGACGTCAGCGGCACCGCCGACGCCATATTCTTCAAGGGTGACTGGAAGTTTGTCGGTGTCGAAGCGAACAGGGACGTAGAATTCGAAGCCGGCTGTGATGGCCAGACCGGTCGCAGGAGCAGGGTGGACATAGAAGTTGATGCCACTGCGCGCTGTCTCGTTGATGAACCCTGTAAATCCTGAGACGCTGCTGAGCACAATCGTTTTGAAGTCTCCAGAAATGCTGACAACAGCAAGCTGGTTTACAGCGCGTTGGTCCGTGTTGTTCTGCCAGTTGGCCCAGCCATTCATGACAACATGGTCGCCAGCCTGGAAGCCGGAGAACTGCGCAGTTGGAGACACGATGGTGATATTACCTGTGCCGGAATTCCAAGTAAGGTTCATGCTCGCGAGTGCGGTAAGCGACACGCGCGGTGTGAAGGTGAGAAGGCCAGTCGTGGTGTCAACCGTGAAATTAAACACAGCGACGCCATTGACAGCTACTAGGACGGAGTCAGCGATAGGCGCGGTGATCGGGCGCACGAACTGCGAAATGTTGTTTGGCGAGTTATAGGTCTTCTGCAACTGAAACTGCGTCGTCACCCAATCGCCAGTTGCGATGAACTGGTCTGTATCGGTAGTGGCGTAGTCAGTCGTCTGATCAATGAAGGCGGTCGCCTGCGACGTGTGATCAAGGTGGTCGTAGAAGTAAAAGGAATTGAACTTGCCGCGCCCAACGGAGCGGAAGAAGTTGACCAGCTCCTGCAACTGCTGAATGTCGCGCACACCGTAGGCGACGTCATATTCCATCAATGGCTGCGACCAACGCGAAATACGCTGATCAGCGCCAGAGTCTACAACGGTAACGTCGGTGGAGAAGCGTGTCGAGCCAACCGAGTTGTAACCGATGTCTTTTGGAAACACTTCCTGAATGAGCATTGTGTCGATCCACGTGAAGATAGGCGTTCTGGTGCAGAGGACAGCTACATTCGAAGTCCCGTAATAGGTTGTCACATTCGGCGTTTTGCCTAAAATGTGAACACAACACGTGCCAAAGTATTGCGGACGGTGATTTGAACTTCCACCCGAAAGCACGTCGGCATCAAGCGTTCCAAAGCGGACGTCGGCGTTGCCGTTATCCTGACAAAGAACGTGGACGTCTTCTGTTCCAATCCGGACGCCCATTATTCCACCTGGAAGCCAATATCGATGTTCTGTGCGTTCGTTTTTGTCCAGGTGCCACCGGCAGGGTCGTTCTCCACCACCCAATGCTGTTCAAGCATCGTCACTGTTGGGGTCACGGAAGGTCCGGTGTCGAGCGTGCCACGCGAATTCAGAAGCATGTTGTAAGTCGCCACACCGGCGCTATCCTTGCGCGCGCGGGTGTTGATCTGAACTGCGAGCACGTCGATGATGTCAGACGGGAAGGCGCTGATCGTGAACAGCTCCTGTTGCCCTGGCGTATTCGAATAGAGATAGACGGTTGTCTCGTCGTCCGGATAGGAGTTGACATTGGAGGCATGCGTGCTGCTGCCTGCGTATTGTGTCGTCTGGTTTGGCCCGGCGTCGGTCGCCGGGATCATCGTGTGAACGACGACGTCACCGAGGAAGTCATTATAGCCTGTGCCGTTGCACGACAGCAAATACATATCGTCGAAGGCCATGTAAGCGCCGTAGGTCTGCTGACCAAAGCGGATGTAGTTAATGCCAGCTCCCATCCATGGGGCACCACCAGGGATAACCACGGTCTCGCTAATCACTGTGTTGCCGTCGACATGAACTTCGAACGTGACGTTGCCGCTGGCGATAGCATACTTCACTTCGATATAGTGCCACGTTCCATAGTAGACCGTGTTCACAGGAGAGTGATAGTATTGGCTGCCAAGACCTGGAAGGTTTACTGACAACGCTCCAGTAGGATTAACAAATAGCGTCAGTGCATTATAAAGACTGCCAGCGTAATTGTCATAATCAAACAGGAGGAAGTTTCGGAACGACAGATTGCTGGCGAAATAACAGGCTCCGCCCCAAATAATTGCTGGTTGCAGGTCAT